CGCAAGAAAGCCCGTAAAAACCGCTTCATGTTTGGATATTCGTTGCGCAACGAAGATCCCAACACCAGACCAGTGAAAAAACGAACACCAGAGCTTGCGAAAGCGGTCCTAGAACAGGATCTGGACGAGCTGCAACGCCGGGTCGCGGATGGAAAACGCCTAACCAAGGCTGAACGCGAGATGCTCCGCCAACTAGCTGATGATGAGGCTGATGAGCCGGCCGCTCCGGCCGATCCGGTGCCTGTAGGGTTCGCAAAAAATTACGTTGAGCTGGCGAACGTGCTAGGCGTCCACCGTCGAACGCTTCAGGCGTGGCGCAAATTGGTCGGCTGCCCAGCGCCTCGACCGGATGGGAGGCTACTCATCTCCGAGTGGCAGGAATTCATGGCGACCAAGGACCAGACCGCTGCTTCATCCGGTCCGCAGGATTCTGAAGAACTGAAGGCCCGGAAGCTGTTGGCCGAGGTTGAAGAGCGAGAACTCAAGGTAGCCATTCGGCGCGGTGAATACGTTCAGATCGATGAAGTGGCGCGGGAATGGACGACGCGGGCAGGCAAGGCGGTTAGTTTGCTGCGAAACAAATTCGAGAGCGAACTCCCGCCGATTCTCGCCGGAATGCAAGCCGCCGAAATTCAGGCCGAAGCCCGTAAGGCAATCGATGAAGTCCTGACGATCCTGCACCATGAATCCGAGACTCCAACAGATCTGGCGTGAAGCCTGGCGACCGCCGGACCGCCGACCTCCCTGGGCATGGGCCGAGGACAACATCCGAGGGATCCCGTATTCTCCGATCCCGGGAAGATTCCGCGCCGACAATTCGCCTTGGCTCAAGGAGCCACTCGAGGCTCTGGTCGATCCGACCGTTCGAGTCATAACCTTGCTGGCGTCCGTCCAGTCCAGCAAAACAACCGTCGCCGAGGTCGGGCTCTGCTACATCATCGCCAACCTTCCTGGACCTACGCTCTGGCTTGACCAGACCGACGAGGACGCCCGCGACCAGGCCGAAAGCCGAATGGGTTTGCTGTTCGGCGAGTGCCAAGCCGTGACCAGTTTGTTCCCTCCGAATCGCCATTTGAACAAGACTGCCATCAAGCAATTCACCAACGGGATGACGCTGTGGGTTCTCGGAGCGCACAACAAAACTAACCTTCAGCGGAGGTCAATTAGGTGGCTCATTGGCGACGAGTGTTGGAGATGGCCAACGGGCCATATGGCCGAGGCGGAAGCGCGGGTGACCGCGTTCGGCTGGTTAGGCAAATGCCTGTTTATGTCTCAGGGCGGGCACGCCGACGACGACATGACCAAGCGGCATCAGATGACGGATCAGCGGGAGTGGACTTTCGCGTGCCCGGAATGCCAATCCCGCCAACCATACCAGTGGGATCAAATCAAATGGTCGGCAGATGCCAGAACCGAACAAGGTTGGGACTACGCAGCAGTGCGAGCCTCGACCGTTATGCTTTGCGCGACCTGCCAGGCCGAATTCCCTGATGACGACCGAACCAGAAAACGGCTCAACCAAGCTGGTTGCTACGTTCGACAGAATCCGACCGCCTCGCCCGAAAACGTAGGCTTCCATTGGAACGCCTTGTGCGCGATGAGCTGGGGTAGGTTGGCTGAGCTTTACCTCCGAGCCAAACAAAGCGCCAAACTTGGCGACATCGAGCCTCTCAAAATTTTCTACCAAAAACGATTGGGCCAACCGTGGGCAGAAGCCTATGAGGATTACTCGGTAGACCTGACGCCTTCCGATTACAAGCTGGGAGAAAACTGGGAAACGGAGGCTGCGCTCGACAAGTCCGGCCACGTCTTGCCTGCACCCTATGAGGCATCGATGGCAAGCGCGAAATTGCGAATCATCACCGTGGACTGCCAAATGGATCACGTTTTCGTTGTTGCTCGAAGCTGGGCCGCCGACGGATCTTCGAGGCTGTTGTGGCACGAAAAACTGATCAGTTTCGACGATGTTTCCAACCTAGCCCAACGATTGGAGGTTCATCCTTCGCTTGTTTTCGTCGACGCAGGTTACGCCACCTACGACGTCTATCGAGGATGCGCCGCCAGACGATGGACCGCTCTCATGGGCGACGCCCGAACCACCTACCAGCACCGCCTTCCAAATGGGCGCAAGGTCTGGCGTTTTTACTCCCAGAAACGAAAAGTCGCGTTAACTCCGACGCTCGCCTGTTCGGTATTCTATTGGTCGAACCTGAACGTCAAGGACGTCTTGGCCCGTTTAAGGTCTGGATCCGGAGGGCCAACCTGGGAAGTTGCTGGAGACGCATCGCCGGACTACCTTCAGCAGCTGGAATCTGAGCGCCGAGTTAAAAAAGCGGACAAATACATTTGGGAGCGGATCGGAAAACGGGCAAACCACTATTTTGACTGCGAAGCAATGCAGGTGACAGCGGCCCTAATGCTGAAATTGCTTGGCGGAGATCGAGAAGTAGGAGAAGAATAGAGTTATGGCAAAAAGCTCATCCCGGACAACTGGAGCGGGCGCTGGTCGATCTGGCGCGGGTCCGCTGGCAAATCCAACGTCGGTTTCCAGCGCGCCTGCAACCGCGGAGGCGACCGCTCCGACGGCGACGGCAGCGATCGTCCAGGCCGTTCAGGAATCGCAAGTTTTCGTCGAGGGTCCATACCGTATCCGCCTGCCGAAAAACCCGCGAAAGCTAACAATCGACGTTACGCGAGAAGCCCTCGCGGAACGAGGATACGAGTACCGCTGGGACACTTACAAATGGAAAACGGACACGGTAGATGTGCGCTTCCCGGATGGCGTTGTGAGGAACGTGACCGGGAATGAGGTCAAAGACATCCTCTACCCGAAAAAGCCGAAACCGCCCAGGTGATCGCCGAGTTTATTGGAAAACCCTAACATTGTTAAACTTGGCATAGATGGCAAAAAGCGGTCAGCGGAAGGGAGGAACTGGCGCGGGCGGCGTTCGACCGGATCGTTCGGCCAGGTTTGACCTGGTTCCATCGACCGCCCAAGGATTGTCGTCGATCGCAGATCCAAAATTAAGGAAAGAGGTCCAAGAGGCGATTTCCAGGTTTTCGACCGTTTTCGGCGGAGTCCCAGAACGAGTAGTTAAAGTCGTCGATCTGGCCGCTGATTTTGGCGCTCAGTTCGCCGACAGTTTCGCGGTCCAGGCAGAAGGTGGTGTTAATTCGTGGTATTACCGAGGCATCTTCATTAACCGAGCATACACTGACAACCCGAAAGAGTTCCGCGCACGAGTCCGCGAGCAGTACGATTTAGGTTGGTTTTCTCCTACAACTAAGCCGGTCCGGCATATCATCATTCATGAGCTGGCCCACGCAAAATGGTCCAGTCAGAAGAATTCGCGGAACGCAAGGAAGGCAGCGCCCGAAATTAGCAAACTTTACAGGCAATGGAGACGCGAAAAGCGACCCGGTTGGGGCAATTACGCTCGGGTCAATAGGAATGAATTTGTCGCCGAAGCCTTGACCAAACACGCGATGGGATCGAGAGATCGGTATACGAAAAAGTTGATGAAAATTCTCGAGGCCAACAACCTATGAAAATCGACCATCAGAAATTGGCGGAGCTTCGACTAGAGACGCCCTGGATCACGGAAGAACTAGTACGGGCGGGCGAGCATTTGGTCGCTTCCCTTTCGAGCAAAATTCGAATTCTTCCTGGGTGGGTGGGCGAGGACCTAAGGGCCGCCTCGGCCTACATCGAGTATCGAGATCTTGAAATCCGGGCCAAAATGAAAAAAGCAAAAGCGGAAGGTCGAACCCTTCGCATCTCCGAAATTGAGATCCGTTGACAGCCGAAAAAAACTGCCATGGCCGACCGTCCCGCTCCTCGAAAACGCCAACTGAAGCAGGCAGCTAAACCTGCACCCGCGCCGAAGCCTGCGCCAACTTCGTCAACCGCTACCGCTCCAAAACCTGCTCCGGCACCGAAGCCTGCACCCAAGCCCATTATTGTCGAGCAACCAAAAAGCAACCTGATCTCCAAAATCAAAGAGGCATTGGTCAAGAAGGCGGCGGAGAAATTTGGCGAGCAGTTTCTTCAGGGCAAATTGACCTACATCGGTCTGATCATGACCGCCCTCGGAGCGTTCGCCCAAACGACAGGGATCGCCATTCCGATCAATGATATTCAAGCCCTGATTGATTTCGTCCAGCTTAACTGGCACATCGTCCTCGAATTTGTCGGCCTCGTCACCGCTCTATATGGTCGTTTCAGGATCCCGGGCCGATGATGTCTCTGGACCTTCACAAGTCGATGTCCGATGGCTTGGCTCTCTCAGCTG